AAACTTAGCGTCAATTGAGTTTCCTACATCTCCGCTTCCTTTTCCAAATTCAGATCCATATACAAATAGCTTAACATCTGTTAATGATCCAGATCCTAATCCATTTAAATTACCCGCTCCATAAGGCGCTACTGTAATTGTACCATCACCAGGTGCAGTAGCTACTCTTGCTTTAACAACGCTAATACCTTTAGCGATAATAACAGTCATCCCTACTCCTAATAATTTTGATTTTGCAACCCCTGAGTCTCCACTTGCAGTGTCTTCAAAAGTTACTGTAGTTGTCGCAGAGGAGTTATCAACACTACAATCATCAAATGCAATGTGTAATCTTCCTTGTTCGCTCCATACTACTCTGTCTGATGCCATAGGCATCTCAGCTCCTACCATTCGTAAAAATCCACCGATAGTTCTGTTTCCATATCTTTCGATTTCTTTTTCGTATACTTCAGGTAAAAACTGTTGTGTGAAATCCATATCTGCCAAAGACAAATAGTTATCTCCGAATAGACCCTTAATAGGTCTTGGGGTTAGGTGGTTTAATTCCGCCCCTGTTCCAGCTAGTGCCATAATTTTTTAATTTTTTTTAGTTATTTTTTAATTTTTACTCGCAGCTTGGAAGTGTCTTGCCCATTTATAGCTTTAACAGTCCACCCGTTAGAAGAAGAGACTTTTTCATGAACCCCTCTCGGATTCATATCTACATTCTTAGTTCGAGCCATACTATCTTTCATAGCATCGGATTTACCTTGCTCATAAAAGTGTTGGGCTATTAAATCAGGATTCATAGCTGTAAACAAAGATTTGTGATAAGATTTAGCATCGGACATTTCATTTTTTTCGTTTAAGAACTTCTTAATAAAATTATTAATGTCACTTTGATTTGTTTTAACCTCATCTGCATTTTTAACATTAAATCTATACTTTTTGTCTCCTACTGAATATTCAAAACCTTTAAATTCGTTCGAAAAGACTTCGTTAGTTTTATTTAAAAATACATTTTTTTGCTTTTCAGCTAATTTAGACGATTCCTCGCTTTCTTTATTATATCTATTGAAAAAATCTACAGCCTTCTTTTGCTCATCTGTTAATTTAGAGCCAGCTTTGATTTCTTCATAGTATTTTGTTTTTCTGCTTTCAAGTTCTTTTTTTGCTTTTGCAACTTCTTCTTTAAAAGCTAATTTCTTTTTCTTTATATCTTTCGGCTCATCTAACTCTTCATCGTAAGAGAAATCTTCCATCAAAAGATCAATGTCTTCACTATCTAAATACGGTTTGCTTACCTCATAATATTCTTTTAATAATTGAGTTTCGTTTAATTTAGAATAGTCTTGATTAAGTTTTACATAGTCCTCTAAAGTGCCTCCTGTGTCATTTATAAAATCAACAACTTTCTGAATATTTTCAGGTAGATCCGCTCCAGTTTCATTTGATTCTGCTATAGCTTCTTCAACCTCGTTTGTTAATTCTTCTGTTTGTTCTTTAACTTCTTCCTCTGTTATTTCCTCAAGAGGGGTTTGCTCATTTTGTTCGGAGTCTTGTATTTCTTCAACCACTTCTTCGCTACTTGGCGAGTCTTCGGATTCTCCGACAGTAACATCGCTGTCATCTGTGCTTTGCTCTTGAATGGCATCTTCTGGTTTTTTTCTTAAATCAATTTTAAAATCTACGTCGTCACTATTTTCCTTAACTAGTTTTTTAGGCTTTTTAGGCTTCGGTGCGTCGTCTTTTTTAACTTCATCTGTAGGTTGATCAGTTGTTTGTTCTACAACTTCTTCGACTACAGCTTTGTTTTCTGTGTTTTCCATGATAAAATATTATATAATTACTTTACTTATTATTATTACTTGGGTTCGAAAGAACCTAAATCAAAATCACCGCTAATTATATCGTTACCCGATGATTCAAAATTCTTTGGAGGTAAATTATTATTTCTTTGATCTATTAGTTCACTTTGTTGTGAGGCCTCCATTTTGGATCTGTCATCTTTTCTGTCTTCTTTAAATCCTTCTTTAGATTTGTAAACATCTGCTTCAGCATTTTTAAGTTGCATATTCATTTGGAATTCTAGCCCCATTAATTCTTTCTTAAGGTTTGCTTCTTGCATTAGTTTTTTCATATCAAGCTCAGCTTTAACTTGTTCTAATTGTAGCTTTTGCTGTGTTATTGCATTTTGTTTTTGTACTTCTGCTTGTGCGGCTACTTGTTGTGCTTGAGCATTTGCTTGTGCTTGGGCTTGTATATTAGCCTGCTGTGATTCTTGATCTCTTTGTGCTTTCTTTTTTCTTCTTATTTTAAGAACTTGATTAGCTAATTTTATATTTTTAATATCTCTAATATCAATAGCGTCTTCTAAATCTATTAAACTAGCTGACAACGCTGTTTGAATATTGTTTTCTAGCATTTGTTTTTCTTCATCATCTGGCGCTAATTCTAAAAATATACCAAAATCGTATAAATGTAATTCTTTCATTTCAGATAATGTAGCAACATTATGCCCACCTATCTTTTGAACAAAAGCATCTGCAGCTGGTGCAAACTCTAATATATCAGAAACTCTTAATGAAATACACTCTGCTGTTTCCGCTGTTATAAATAATCCAGCATTTAATATATGTCTAGTAGCCGTATTGCTATTAGCGGCTGCAATCTTTTGAATACCAACAAGAGATCTACTATCCGGTAAACTGCCATCTCTAGCTTCATTTAAACCGCTGGTATCTCTTATCATTTGTAAGTAATAGTTGTAAGTATTAATAAGTTGCGGTATTTTATTACCACCACTACCACTAGTTATTTCTTGAATAGGCACTTTACCTGGATTCATATCACCTTCTTGTGTAAACGATCTACCAATTACAGAACCAGTTTGAAAAAACATATTTAATGCTTCTTGTGGGTTGTAATTAGTTCCATTACCTAAATCAACCTCAGCTAATCCATCTGCGTCTAAATAAACACCATCTGGAACCATACGCGATAATACTTGCTGTAATTTTAAATGCGTAAGCTGTATCATATCAGCAAAACCAGTAATACGACTTACTAATGATTCTATTTTACCTTTATACATTCTTGGAGCACAAATACTATAGTTCATTTTTACTTTAGTATAATCGCTTTTTGGGCGCAACATATTTTTAGCAAGTTCCCATTTTAGTAGCATGTCTGTGCCTAGAACAAGAACGCCCTCGTATAATCCCTCTAATGATCTTGATAATTTGCCAAATTGCTGCTCAAGTAATTGAACAGGTGGATCAAATTGGTCATCTCTAACTAATATTTTACTAGCTCCTGTGGCTGTTTCTTTTACTTTATACACCTCATTCATATAAGTCTTATAATTAAAATATAAAACTTGTACAGTGTTTGAATCTGTTTCGTTGTAATTAGATAAAGTTTTATCGTAAAACCCGTTATTTTGGTAACCCTGCTTAGACATTTTGCCTAAATCATCTTCCGTTAAATTAGGAAATTCTTTTTTTAATTCATTAATTGGCACGGATTTTATTTCACCAACATAGTATACGTCGTCAAAATATGGTGATTCAGTGTACGAATATACTAAATTAGCAGGGTCTACATACTCTATTTTTACGCCTTCTGCGTTATTGTAGGTGTTTTTAACAGCACCAATGCCAATAGTCGTTAAATCATATATAACTCTTTTCTTTGTAAGATTATAAGAATTACCTTTTAATATAGTATTTATAGCTTGCTCTTCCGCCATTTCTACAGCTTGTTTATAAGTTAGCTGCATATGTACCTCTAGTTCTTCTTTTGATTCTGGAAGCTCTGGTAAATTTGTTTCAAATACAGAAATTCCAAAGTTTTCCTCAACAAAATCACTAAGATCCTTACTTTGCATATCCCTCATTATACTTTCCATATACTCTGTTCTTTTAGCAACACCATATGGATCTTGTGAATATGCTTTAATATCAAAAGCTCTTTCTGAAATACCATTAACTACTATGTCCACAAATTTAGGAATAATAGGAACAGGCTTCCAATCTAAATTGAGATAAGACAAATCACCGTTAATTGACAATTCATCTTTATATTTTTGCACCCCTTGCTCACCCCTAGCATATAATCTAAGTCTATGAAAAGAATGCTGATTACTTTTATAACGTGTTGATCCCGTGTCCATTTTAAACCATTCGCTCTGAATAGCTCTAGCAACTTTAAGCCCATATTCTGCGCTCATTTTTTCTTTGTCGCTAGCTACTTGACTAGGGAAAAAACTTTTTACAACTGACTCAGCCATATTTATTTTATTATTTTTGAAAATGATCCGCTATTAGAATACCTAGCGATTTTTATATTTAATGGTTTCTTTTGAAATTCTTTTACAGGTCTATACAAATGCCTATTACAAGCCATAATAGCTAAACCAGAGCTAATGGACGCATCATATTTTGTCCTATTATTTAACTCAAATTTAGACCAGTCATTAAGCGTTGTATTAAAATACATTGCTCCGTAGCCTCCTTCGGAGTTTACCCCTACGTGATTATTTATATAAGTCTCAATAGCAGACGCATGAGCTTGTTTTATGTCTTCACTAGAGTTTGGTATTCCGCCTATTTCTTTTTCTGCTACTGATAATTTATTCCAAATTTTATCAGGCCTATTCATAGAATATCCTCTATATCCTCTACGTTTTAAATAGTATAGTAATCGAGGTTTGTTATTTTCAGCAAGTATAGGCATCCCATAAAAAACTAAAGCCATTAACACATCTTCAAAAAACATTTCCGAAGTTTGTGGTCTTGCAATATATTCTAAAAAAAACGTATTAGCTGGAGCGTCTTCCATGCTAAAAGTTGTTAATCCGTGTAATGCTCCTTTAGACCCCTGCCCTCCAACAGTCCCTGATATATCATAACTGTCACAGCCGAAAGCGCCCATATGCTCATTCCCAGGAAATTTAACACCGTTTTTTATTATTTGTTTGTTTTGTATTTGTAGGCCAGGAACCCAAGATACATTAAATCTTCCATTTGGATTTGGCGTAAATTGAACTTTTGTATCTTTTATACCGTTCTCCCAATTAAAGTTACCGACTGTTACCACATTACTGGTATTTAAATTCTCATTGTAATCTATTTGCTCATATATTTTAGCTAGATTAAATAAGCTATTTTTAGTTTCATCTCGGAAAGCATGTTCCTCTGTTCTTGGAAACTGCCTGTAAAATTCATTAAGGCCATCCTGGTCTCCTTTTAAACCTTCTACCTCATTTGTCCAATGCTCAATTACCCCTAAATCTATAAGCTGTCCGTGTGCGTCTTCAACTGGTTCATTAGGCGTATCGAATACAGGTATTCCATAAGAATCAATGAATCCCTCGAAGTTCCATTCCATAGGTATGAACAAACTATATAATCCTGAGCGAGTCTGTCCATTGCGGTTTCTTTTGGTAACATCTGAGTCATTATATAATTTTTTAAAATTCTCTCCACCTTTGTCTAAAGCGTTTGACGTTGACCCCATCATACACTTCCCAATTACTCTACTACCTAATCTAAGGGTGGTTTTCGTAACCCTCCAGTTATTGAGGATGTTGTTCGGCCTTTCCCATTTCCCCGATTCGTCGTGGACGAGGAGTTTAAGCTTTTCCCCATCATAGGCGTTGTCACCGGTGTTTTTCCAATCGATGGTCGTATCCAACCCCTCAAGCGTTTCTCTTCCGGATCTATCCTTCGAATCGAGTCTCTTTCTGGTGAATTTCGACGCCGGAACTCTGTACGCGAGTTCGGTTTTCGGTCGGTCCATTCCGTCTTGTATTGGTTTAAAGAAGAACGGGTAATTAACAGAGATCGGTACCACCTTGTCAGTGAACATCTTCTTAGCATCCTGTCCAGATTTGGACAATATACCGAACCTGGAATCTGAGGATATTGTCGCAAAATTAACAATTTCAGCTGATGACATGAAAGAAAATCCAGATCTACGGTTTTTAAGGTAGCACATCCCATAGCATCGGGGATCTGCCTTGCAAGCTTCCCAGAATATGAAGAATAATCTGTTTGCTTCCCTAAAGTCTGGTGCCCCAACATCAATTTTGGACCACTGCAGGTACATATAGTGAGTGCCAGTAATATAAGTAGGCTTGCCTTTGTTATAAAACCAATAACCCTCTTCTCTTTTTGTAAATTCTTCATCTATAAATCCGTGCCATTTGTTTTTAAAATCGTCTGGTAAATCTCTCCAGTCAAATATTGTTTTTACTTTATTCAGCTCTTTAGGGTAAGCTTTTTTTTCCCAACGATCTTTTCCTTTTGTAATATTCTTAGGCGGCTTAGGTAAAGCTATTTTTAAATTTTGTATGCTATACACCTCGCCTATCTCCCCTGTTCGGCTTATTACAACTACGTCATGGCTTTTATCGTACCCGTATTTCCACTTTTTTGCTTTATTAAGCCTTTTTATTGTATTTATTTTTAAAGGCTCTATAACGCTATATAAACTTTGTTCGTACATCACCTAGATCTTCTTTCTGCAAAACCTTTAAAGGCATCATCTTTTTTATCAAGCGGCTTGTTTTCAAGCAGCGCTTTTTCTTCTTCAATCCTGCTTAATATTTCAAATGCATCAAATATGGCGAGCTTTTTAGTAGCGGCAGCGTTCTTGAGTCTATCTGCGGAAATATCATCTTCTGTATCAACGATTTCCTCTTTTGCGACTTTAATAAGTTCTTGTACTGCGTCATAACCAGCTTGGATTATATTCTTTTTCGTTTCCTTGACGTTCATATTTAATTGTAATTGAATTAGTATGCACTCTATATAATTTTTGATTGTCAATTATAAATTCATATTCGGAACTAGGTTTAAAACCAACAATATCTCCTTTTAAAACACCGTTATTTTCTAAATGTCTATCAGGAAAAACCATAACTCCTTTTAAAGCGTGCTCCTTAGATAACTCAAAATTATCTGTATTTAATAAAGGCTTTACAAAACAGTACCCTTTAATTGCGCGCCATTGATCTTTTCTTTTATACAAAAACACTTGGTCTTCATAAGCAAAGAACTTATCTTCTTCAAAATAGCTTTTACTATTTTTTTCTTCACCTCTTATATCATAAAACCTTCTAAATACATTATGGTGCACTATTACTTCATCACCTATTTTTACATCTGTTTTAGTAAGCAATGGGGTATTTAAAACAACCCCATGCCTACTGACGTATTCGTGATTTTGTAATTCTGTATTTAGTATTAATTCTTTATCACCGATTGATTTTTTAGAGCTAGTCCTTAAATCTTTTGGCTTTATTATAAAGTTAAATACACTTCGCATTAATATTCTAAATTATATTCAACAGCTATAGCCATGTTTTTATTAAAGTCTTTCCACGGTATAACCTCATT